GGCACAACCACCTGTACAACCACCTGTACAGCCACCTGTACAACCACCGGCACAACCACCTGTACAACCACCGGCACAGCCACCTGTACAGCCACCTGTACAACCACCGGCACAGCCACCTGCACAGCCACCGGCACAGCCACCTGCACAGCCACCTGCACAGCCACCGGCACAGCCACCGGCACAGCCACCGGCACAGCCACCTGCACAACCACCGGCACAGCCACCGTCAGGAGACACTGGAGGAACTACACCAACAGACCCTGTTGGAACTGACACAACCACTGATACTCAAGAAATTGATGCACCAATTGTAGAAGAACTATTTGATGATATTTTAGGGGACGCAAGAGAAGACGCAGCCGTTGCTGATTATACAACAGCAGAAGAAGTAGCTGATATTGTTAATCAAATTGTAGCAAATACTCCTAATGCTGAAACACTTTCACCTGATCAAATTAATGGTCTTGTTCAACAAGCTATTTCAGAAATACCTCAAGCTGATTCATTAACACCTGAACAAGTAAAGGCTGTTGTAGAGTCTGCTACATCCAACTTACAACAAGACGTTGGTCAACAAATAACAGATGTAGAAACAAGTCTACAAGAAGCTTTAACGGCTCAGGCAGAAGGACAAGCAAGAGCCTTAACAGACGCTGAAGCAAACTTACTGTCAGAAATAACAGGCGTTGAAGCAGAGGTATTACAAGAACTATCAACAGTAGAAGGTGCTTTAAATACCAGACTAACTGACTTAGGCACTGATATTAGCGGGGTGCAAGAAACAGTAGCAGGTGTTGTTACTGGACAGACAGAAGCAGCAGAAGAACGCAGAGATTTACAACAAGCTGTTATTGATGTTGGTGGAGATATTGAAGCACTGGATGAACAAACTAGAGAGCAATTTGATCAGTTTGGTCAGGATGTTAATGACTTGTTTTCTGATGTTAATGTCGATATTAAAGGGCTTCAAGAAGGTCAAGTTAGTCAAGCAGAAGCTCAAGCAGAATTTGAGTCTAGTATAGCAGGTCAGTTTGAGCAGGTAGGTGGTGAACTTACAGGTATTCAATCTGATATTAGTGGGCTAGGTCAGCAAATAGGTGGTGTTGGAGCAGGTCTTGCGGGGCTTGGTGAGGGCATTGCAGGACTAGGAGAAGGTTTAGGTGCTGGCTTAATGGGTCTTGCGTTACAACAACAACAACTACCGGAACAAATAGCAGCGGCTATGCCACGACAACCTGTAAAGTTTGATCCATTCTTAAAAGGACTATCACCTAGAAAAATGCCTAAGCCATTAAAGGTACAAGGAATGCTGGTATGACATATCTAAATCTTATGAACAGTGTACTACGCAGACTTCGTGAAGAAGAAACTACGTCTGTTACAAGTACAACCTACGTTAAGATGGTAGGTGATTTTATTAACGATGCCAAAACATTAGTAGGTCAAGCTGCTGATTGGTCTGCGTTACGTGAAACATTAATTATAACTACTGCGGCTTCAGACAATACTTACTCATTGACAGGTGGTAAAGATAACATAAAAGTAATGTCAATGTTAAACGATACTCATAACTCTTTTATGGAATATCAAACTAAGGATTGGTTTAACGAAGCACTGTACATTGGAAATGCTTCAGAAGGAACACCGCAATACTATACTTATAACGGTTTAGATGCTAACGGTGATACGCAGATCCTTGTAGGACCAACACCAGACGGTGTGTATACCATTCGTGTTGATACTGTTAAACGACAGGTAGATTTGTCTGCTGATGCTGATACATTGTTAATACCTTCACAGCCAGTAATACATTTAGCTGTTGCTTTGTTAGCTCGTGAACGTGGTGAAACAGGTGGTACTTCTACTGCTGAGTACTTTACTATTGCTAACCAGTACTTGTCGGACGCTATTGCTATTGACGCGGCAAAGCATCCTGAAGAGATGGTATTTAGGACTATCTAATATGGCCCAAGAACTTCAAAGCATAAATCTTGTAGCTCCAGCGTTTAAAGGAATCAACACTGAAGATTCTCCGCTTGCTCAAGATCCATCGTTTGCAGAGATTGCAGATAACGCCGTGATTGATAAGCGTGGTCGTATTGCTGCACGTAAGGGCCACACTGTTATAACAACAAACAAGACTGTCCTTGGGACTGATTCATTACGTGCGATCAAGAACTACAGAGACAACGCAGGAAACACTAAGTTATTTTCTGTAGGTAACAACAAGATTATTAGTGGTACAGCTACACTGGTTGATGAGACTCCTGCTAGTTATACAATTAGTGCTAACAATTGGAAGATTGTCAACTTTAACGATCACTTGTTTTTCTTTCAACGTGGTTTTGAGCCTCTTGTATACTCTCAACATACAGGTGTTGTAGAGAAAATGTCTGTCCATGCACACGCTACAGGCGTAGCCAGCACTATGTATGGAAACGAAGTGTTAGCCGCGTATGGACGTTTATGGACAGCAGATTTTAGCACTAACAAATCTACTATATATTGGTCTGACTTATTAGACGGTGTTGCTTGGTCAGGTGGGTCTAGCGGTAACATAGATATATCTAAAGTATGGCCTGATGGTTATGATGAGATTGTAGCGTTAGCGGCGCATAATGATTTATTAATTATATTTGGTAAGCACAGTATTGTTGTTTATGCTGGTGCTACGTCTCCTGCTTCTATGACTTTATCAGACACAATCGCAGGTATTGGTTGTGTCAATAGAGACACGGTACAGTATACAGGTACAGATGTATTATTCCTAGCGCATACAGGACTTAAAAGCTTTGGCAGAACAATACAAGAAAAGTCAATGCCTATTAGTAGTTTGTCAGGCAATATTACCAAAGACCTTATCGCCGCGTTACAGAATGAGACTGAGTTTTTTAGATCTGTTTACAGCCCCGAAGAAGGTTTCTACTTACTAACGTTTACTGGTCAAGACATGACATATTGTTTTGATGTAAGAGGCACGTTAGAGAATGGGTCTTATCGTGTTACTCGTTGGCCTTCTACTGGTTTTACATCGTTTACAACACTTACTGATGGAACATTATACATAGGAACCAGTAACGGTATTAGTACTCATACAGGTTATACCGATAACAATGTTAGTTACAGGTTTAAGTATTACAGTCCTAGCTTAACATTTGGCGATAGCTCAAGAATTAAGATTTTAAAGAAGCTTAAGCCTACGTTAGTGGGTGCTAACAATGCAACAGTATTTATGAAGTGGTCGTATGACTTTGATACTACATACGCTACAGCAGAGTTTACAGTAGGTACTCAGATAACTGGGTTCTACGGTGAAAGTGAGTATACAACAGTAGAGTTTACAGGTGGACAGTTAACAAACCAACGTAGTCTCAACACAACAGGATATGGAACTAGTGTACAGGTAGGTCTTGAATCAGAAATTAATGGCTCATCTTTATCGCTACAGGAAATTAACGTAATGGCTTTGATAGGTAAATTACTATGATAATGAATCCAAACAGTTTAAACCTTCCCGGATACACTGGGCAAAGTAGTGGGTCTTATGGCACTGATTACTTAGGACAAGCCGCTAACATGGCAAGCAGGTTACAGAACCTAGGCGTAAACACCGCACAAACTTCCGGAGGTGGCTTTGGCGGCTTTCTTGGTGATATCTTTGGAGGAGTGCAACAAATAGGCTCTGCTATTTCACCAGCTATGCCAGCTATTGCTGGGTCTTTGCTGACTAAAGAAGCATACGACAGACTCAGCAACGTAGGTGACACAGCTTATCAACGCTCTATGGATCTTGCAGAAAGGGGTCAACAAGAGTCACAGTTCAGACCGTTTACTGTAACTACTCCTACAGGATCTGCGTTTACTGCTCGTATGGGTGGTCAACCACAGCCTCCTATGCTGACTGGTGGACCTGTAGCGCCTCCTGCGGGGGTGTATCCAATACAACCAGTAACTGGTGGACCTGTAGCGCCTCCTGCGGGGATAATGCCTCCAATGAACATCCCTTTTACTAATGGGAATGAATTTAATAGAAGAATGGAAGAAGAGGTGAGGCGTCTAAATCCGGGTATGTTTGGACAGCCAGTAACTGGTGGACCTGTAGCGCCTCCTCCGCAATTCACGCCTGTTCTTAATCAGGTGCCCGGCACTGTAGCGGACGGTGATGGTGCATTTGGAAGTGGGCAAGGGCGCGAAAGGACGGGTTTTACTGAGGCGGGTCTAAGGGCACTTGAAATGGCGGAAGAGATGAGGCGTCTAAATCCGGACAGGCCGCCTCCTCCGAGGATGGTTCCACAGCCAATGCCGATAGCTCCACAGCCAATGCCTCAGCCAGTAACTGGTGGACCTGTAGCGCCTCCTGCTGAGATGCCCCGCTTTGCTGGCGGTCCTGATAGCCAACCTGCGGCAGACGCTATGGCAAGGCAATATCAACAGCCAATGTCTCAGCCTCAAGAAGGTCTTGAGATAGGTATGTCTTTGTCTCCTGAAGAGCAATCTATGTACGAAGGGTTGTTTGGTGGTGCAGGGCGGTTCTTTGGTCAAGCTCAACAGCCCACAGCAGGACGTGAGCAAGAAATCTTTAACCGTATGAGAGCGGCACAGATGCCTGAAGAGCAACGTCAGCGTCTTGCGTTAGAAGAGCGTTTAGCGTCTCAAGGTAGACTAGGAACATCTTCTGCTGCCTACGGCGGTGCTACTCCTGAAATGCTGGCTATGGCTACAGCGCAGGAAGAAGGACGTAACAGAGCTATGCTAGGAGCTATGCAACAGGCTCAAGCAGAACAAATGCAACAAGCATCATTAGGTCAACAGTTCCTTGGTTCTAGCTATCTGCCACAACAACAGTTACTGGCTGCTTTACAGCCCGGACTTACACAACAACAGATGGCACAACAGGCTCAACAGTTTGGTACAGGACTCTTTGGTGAAACTGCTCTGTCTGGTATTGAGGCTCAACTGTTAGCGGAGCAAGCACGTGCTAACCTGCTAGGCGGCGTAGGCTCTAACATTCTTGCTGGTATGTTTACACCACAAACTAACAAGGTTACTGGTGTTAGTACTCCTGCCGCCGGTCTTGGAAACTTAGGTGGTTTGTTTGGTGGTGTTGGAAAAGGACTTGGCCAAATCGGTCGCGCTATTGGAATAATTAAGTAACGAGGTTAATCATGGCTAAGTTTTCACAAACATTTTTACAAGGTCTGCTACAGCCTTCTTATCAGGAAGGTTTGTTTGAAGCCGCTCGTGGTATTGGTTCTGCTCCTCAGATGAGGGCTTTACAGCAACAGCAACAGGCAGAGTTGAGCCGTTATGATGAATCTGCTAAATTAAGTGAACAAGGTGTAGCTGCGGCACAGCAAGGAGACATTAGTGCGTTAACTCAACGTATTGCAGACCTTCGTAGACAGATGGCTACAGCAACTACGTTACAAGAAAAACAAGCAATACGACAAGAGATGACTAATCTTCAACGTATGCGTCCTAATGCAGAAAAGATAGCTGTAGGTAACAAGGCGCAGTCTATTGTTCAAGGTGAGCAAGCACTACAAGACGAAACAGTATCTGGTCCTGCAAAGTTAGCTATACAAAAAAGATTAGAAGAATTAAAAAAAGACCCTGAAGCTATGCGTCAGTACAACAAATATAAAATGGATGAGTGGAGGACCGGACAAGCTCAGAAGCAAATGGAGTCTGAACAGTGGTTAGTTGATAATGCAAAAGATATTGACGAGGCGATTCAAAACGATGACATAGAAGAAGTTCAAAAAATTATTTTAAACGCTGGTGAGTTTAGCAACGCTGCACAGTCTTATGTAAACACTTCACTTAGAAATGCAGAAACATTAATTAAATTTGAAGAAAATAGTATTGAAAGAAAGAAAGAACCTAGCGTTGAATATTATAAAGAGCAATTAGAAGCTCTTCCTGAAAAATTAAGAGACGGGTTAAAACCAACCTTAAAAGCATACGAAGAAATTTCTAAGGATTGGAACGGTGAAACTTGGACTGTTTCTGGAGCAAGAGCAAGAGCATCGCAGTTAGAGAAAAAATTACAAAGTGAAATTTCAGCTATAAACAGAAGTGTAGCTATTGCAGATTACAGAATTTCAGAGAGCGAAGCAGCTGAAAAAAGAGAGAGGATTAAAAATTTAGAAATAAAAATTAATACTACAATGACATCTGATTACTTAACCCAAGGACGTATATACGCTAATTCTTTACTTGGTAAGAAGGAACAGCTTACTCCAGAAATGATAAACCAAGCGGCTAAGTTATTATATCAAAGGGATCGTCAATCAGCTATAGCTCAACTTGAAGCTCTTGAAGGTAAGGCTATGGACGAGCCTGAAGAAACACCAACTCAACTTATAGAAGCTGCTATGAGTGAGTATCCTAATAAAAGCAGAGAAGATGTTATAAAAGCTCTTAAGGCTGGAGGTTTTCTTCCTGTAGATTTTGTTGAAGAAAAAGAACTACCTACTCAAGAAGAATTAATAACACAACCGGGTTTAGTTAACCCTTTCAGGGCTAGGGCTAAACTAGAGCAAAATCCTTTTAGAGGACTTAGTTAATGTCAAAGTATTCTAATTTGTTTGATAATCCTTCATCTGTTAGTAGATTTGGTAATTTATTCGAGGAAGAAGAAACAGACTACAATACTTTTCGTTCTGCTACAACAGGTTTTATTGAAGCTGCTGTTGGTGCTGGCGATGAGTTAGACGCCACTGTTCGTCTTCTATCAGGTGAGGCTGCTAACTGGGGTGAGGCTATAGAGCAGTCACGTGCAGAACTACGTGCATTTGAGAAGGCTAACCCTAATGCGTCACAGACTATTGACATAGTAGGATTTGGTGCGGGTCTGTTTATACCCGGTGCAGGTATTGCAAAGATTGCACAAGCAGGTACTAAGCTGGATAGAGCATTAAAGGTAGGCAGTTTAGGTGCTGCTGAAGGTGCTGTTTATGGTTTCTTAAGCGGCGAAGGAGAAGAAAGAGTATCTTCAGCAGGTTTAGGTGCTGTAGGTGGTGGTGCTTTAGGTGGTTTAGCGGGTGCTTACTTAACAAAAAATGTGGATGATATACAAGAAGCAACACGAAAGCTTGACTCTGAAACCTATAAAGGAAAGGGAAGTTATATAGGTGGTGAGGACGGTTTTGTTAATGTAGGTAAAGCAGAAGAGTCTAAAAGAACAGGTATTGCTTATGACACCAGTGCTGCTTCTCGTAAAGCTAAAGACATAAGCGACGACGCTGTTGCTTTTGAAGCAGCTGCAGGTGAGAGTGGTGTTGTTGGTAATGTTTTCTTAAGTACGCGAGACTGGTTTGTTAAGAATGTAGGAGCAAGGTCAGCTAGGCTTGCAGAAGACGCTGAGATAATGATCCGTCACGATCAAAGAGAGATTGAAGAAATATTTGATACTACTTTTTTAGACGTTGCAGAGGCTTTTGATAAAAACAAAGCTTTTAAAGAACTGTCTTTGCGTATGAATAAATCTATCAAGAAAGACCGCCGTGTTTCGTGGGAGGATTTTGGCAAGGCTGCTAGAACACCTGAAGAAAAAGACATGGTTAGAAGACTTGAGGAACAAATTAAAACTCTTCAAGGTTTGGATTTTGTCAAACAAGGTGATATTGATTATTTTCCTACAAAGGCTTTACAAAACGTAAACGAATTTGCAGGAGGAAAATTACCGCCCGACGCTTATGATAATCCTGTTAAAGCATTAAAAGAATATGCTGAAGATGTGTCAGCTGCTAGAGCATTGGCGGCTCGCTTTGGTATTGACGTTAAAGACTTGCGACCCCCTAAACAGAAAAAAGGTGAAAGCCGTTTAAACGTTGTTATTGAGGCTATTGAAAAAGAAGCTAAGTCTCAAGGGGCTTCATCAGACGTAGCGGCTAACTTAGCTAACGGTCTTAGATCACAGCTAATAGCTTCTAAGCAAGGTGGTAACGCACTAGGCGCTGTTGTTAGAAGGGTTACTTCAGCTACTTTGTTAGCTAATCCTTTTAACGCTATCTTAAACTTAGGAGAAGGTGTTACTGCCCCTATATATCAAAACGGTTTTAAAGCTTGGTCTAAGACCATACCTAGAGCTATCTTAGCCACTCTAAATGAAAACTTTGGTGTTGTCAATAAAAAATGGATGTCTAACAAGGAGCTAGGACTAGACACCTACATGGGTGAGCTTGCTAACGTCGGTGAGAAGGCTATAAAGAAAGCGGCTGAGGATGTTGCGTGGACTCTTAGCGGTGAAAAAGGAAGAGTCTTTGTTGAAGGTTCTGACAAGTTAGGTAAGTTTCTATACAAGTACTCTGGCGTTCAGACTGTTAACAGAATGGGACAGGAGATTTTAAGCAACTCTGCTATTCAACGTGGTATGGACCTTGCTAAAGACGGTTCAGAAAAAGCATTAGCAAAGCTTAGAAAGCATGACGGTATGCGAGGACTTACAGAAAGTGAGTTTAGGTCTACTGTTCAGGCATTAAAGAACAGGGAGATTTCTAATCCTTGGGTAGTTAACTTTGCTGGTGCATCAATGAACAAATGGCAACCTGTTAGCGCAAGCACACTGCCAAAAGCTTTTCACGACAACCCTAACGGTCGCATGGGTTATAGCATGTTGTCGTACATGAATAAACAAATGAACAGCCTACGTAATGATGTAGGTCAAAACATGCAGCTTGCTGTGTCAAAAGGTTTAAACACTAAAGAAGGTGCTGTTGCCGCTAAAGAAGCTATGAAAAATGCTGCTAAGTATTCTGCTATCTTCGGTGTTGCCGCTGGTTTCTGGGACGATTACAGAAAAACACTAGACCTGTCTAACGATAAAACATTAGAAGAGCTTTTAACCCCTGAAGGTATTAGCTCTGCTGCGTGGAATCAGATATGGTCTAACATAAGTAGCGGCGTTGTAAACGTAAGAGCCGAAGAGTACGGAGGACAACCAATAGAGGTAGTACCAGCGCCTATCTCATCTGCCTATAGATTAAGTAGTGGATTGTTTACCGCAGGAGAAAGAGCGTTTACAGGAGAGCCTGAGCCATTGACTCCGTTGTTACGTGCTGGACAAACTTACGTTCCCGGTGCTGCCAACATAGATAAAGTACTACGTATGACAACAGGGGAACGCTTGTTTGAAAAGTTAGGATTGTTAGACGATTAAATCTCGCAGTTGTTACCAGTACAGGCTAACGTCTGTGACCCTTCAGTCATGTCAGAGTTTTCAGAGATGTTCCACTCAATCGTCTCTGGAAACTCTTCCTTCAGCTTCTCATAAGTCTCTAAGTCAATAGGCTCATAAGGTGCTTGCTGATAGGTATGCTCTGAGTAGGGTAGGAAACTAACACCACTGATCTTATCGAACTTGTTATACAACCACTGACCCACTTCAAGAAACTCATCGTCCCTATAATAACAAGTCATTGACGGTTTGTGTTCACACCAGTAGTCCTGATATATCTCCCATAGTTCTAACTGTTCCATAGCACCCATCTCAGAGGCTACCACAGCCCCGTCAGGAGACTTTATAGGGAAGGAGAATACCTTGGTAGAGGGTGACATTACATCGTCTTCTACGGGGATTCCTGCTTCTTCAAGCACGGTACAGAGGGGGTCTCTTGCGTCCGCTCTGACTCGTCTAATATATTGATCTGAGTATCTAGGGTGGATGCCACTAGCAGAGTCAACCAACTGACTAACAGTACCGGAAGGCTTAACAGCAGTAATGGCAGTGCTAACATTAATACCAAGACGATTAGCCCAAACTGCGTTAGTCTCAATAGACTCCTCTTTAAGCTCCGTAAGCCACGTTTTGAGAACACCTTTATCTCTCCTTCCTGATAGGGTTGGATGATCCATGATACCTGTTAACGACACACCTAGTAATGCTTCTTCCTCAGTGTTCTTCTGCCATACCTTACGTAGGTAACGGAAGTCTGTCAGGGTAGCTTGTAAAGTTCCAAGGATAGACGCAGTACGTACTTTTCGTTTAAGGTCTGAGAGCGTATCTGTTGACCTGACAACAACCTCTGATAGATTGCAGAATTGGTTAGGCCGTAAGATGATTTCGCTACATGGATTAGTTCCAAAATCATAGGTAGCATCTCGTCGGTCGTTCTTTGCAGCTTGCTTTTGACTTGCGACTCTAGAGAACATACCTCGCTCTCCTGAACGGGACTCGTATAAACTTTTCCACTCATTTAAAAATGCCTCGAAGTCTGGCTTCTCTGTATAACAAGCACTGTTGTTTGCTAGTCCTCGTTGAGGATTATCTTGCCACCACTGGCCTGACTTGCATCTTCGGAGTCTATCGTCAGTGAGGTTAGACAGACTGATGAGAGCGGACCTGCGTACACCTCCGACGACGACGATCTGTGCAATCTTACAGCAGATATCATGACATTCGATGGAGCTAAGTTTACGTCCAGCAGCCTCCCGAAAGACGCTGACTGTGAAGTTGAACA